CAAATTAAAGTTCTCCAGTCTATTGGACGCGGATTACGTAAATCAGATAATGGTGTACCAACGAGACTCTATGACTTCGCCGACAACCTATCATGGAAATCAAAGAAAAACTATGCAATGGCACACGCAGCCGAAAGATTGAAGATATACAAAAAAGAGCAGTTTGAAGTTTCAGTACATGAAATTGATATATAAATAACAATATGGATAATAAAGGAACCACATTTATGAGTACAATAGAACTCAGACAATTTAAGCTTACGAACCAAGAAGAGATTGTTACCGAAGTTCTTGATTTTGGTGATGAAACAGAAGATGGCGCGTTAGTAGTTAGAAACACTATGAAACTTGTTGACGCAGAACGGTCAGGCCCTGGAATGACAGGAATACGATATTATGCTTTTAGACCTTTTATGTTGTATCAAGGTGATGGCCAACATGTTCAAATTATAAACCCAGGGCATGTCGTCTCTGAATGTACTCCAACTAAGCAATTGATTGAACAGTACCAGAATGCTATCGAAGAGATGATCATGAATGGAAACAAAGATCTTACTGGTTTGGAAGATACAAAGAAAGCTATGCAAGCTTATCATGAAACAATGGCTAAATTGATGAAAGACCGGATTACTGAAGATACTGCTTTGTATGCTGATGATTCTACTCCTAAGGTTGCTAACGTAATTAAATTCAGGTCTAAGAAAGATACATTCCATTAGTAAAGAGATTACCCTAGTATACCCCTACCCTCAAGGAACTCTTCTATTATACCATACTTTCCCAACAATGTACACAAAATAATGAGCAAAAGTGAAAATAAATTTAATATCAGCATATAGTCATTTAGTTGTGTACTTTTCCAATTACATGTGGTATAATATACATAATGAAAAATTTTAATAGTCGAGGTGAAAGAATGAAATGGTAAAACCTAGAGAGAAACCCCACTACGTAAACAATGCTGAATTCAGCCAAGCAGTGGTGGATTACGTGAAAACCGTAATGGTGGCAAAAGAACAAGAAGTAAAATTGCCTATTGTTACTGATTATCTAGCTGGATGTTTTCTACGCATTTCTGAAGGTTTAAGTCATAAGTCTAACTTTATTCGTTATACGTATCGTGAAGAAATGGTAATGGATGCAGTTGAAAATTGTCTTAAAGCTATAGAAAATTATAATATAGAAGCAGCAACTAGAACTGGTAAGCCTAATGCTTTTGCTTATTTTACACAGATATCTTGGTACGCGTTTTTAAGACGTATTGCAAAAGAAAAAAAACAACAAGATATTAAGTTCAAATACTTATCACAATCTGGCATCGAAGCATTCATGGATGTAGGTGCTCATGGTAACATGGCTGCTACAAATCAAGAACAACATTTTGTTGATATCCTTAAAGGAAGAATTCAAAAAGTTAAAGGTGTTGATAGCCAAGTAAAAGAATTTGTTAAAAAAGAAAAAGTTAAACGTAAAAAGATCGTTGACTCAGATCTACAGGACTTCATGAATTGAAAATTGCCATATTGAACGATACCCATTGCGGAATCAGAAATTCATCTGATATCTTCATTAAGTATCAAGAGACTTTTTATAATGATGTATTTTGGCCATATATTGAAAAGAATGAAATCAAACACATTCTTCATCTAGGCGACTATTACGACCATCGCAAATTTATTAATTTCAAAGCTCTTAACTCTAATCGTAAAGTATTTTTACAAAAGTTAAGAGACAATGGTATTACTATGGATATTATCCCTGGTAATCATGACACATTTTATAAAAACACAAACGACTTAAACTCTTTAAAAGAATTGTTAGGTCACTGGACTGATGAAGTAAACATCATTATGGAACCAACCGTAATGAATTATGGATCTTTAAAAATGGGATTAATCCCTTGGATCTGTGAAGAAAACTATAATACTTGTATGGACTTTATTAATACATGTTCTGCTGATTGGATTGGTGCTCATTTAGAACTATCAGACTTTGAAGTATTAAGAGGTGTTACTCATCATGGTGGAATGAATAGAAGTATATTCAAACGTTTTGAAATGGTTCTTACTGGTCATTTTCACGTAGGTTCTCATCAAGACAATATCAAATATCTTGGATCTCAAATGGAATTCTTTTGGGGTGATGCTCATGATCCAAAATACTTTCATGTTCTCGATACAGAAACTCGCGAAGTTACTCCAGTTAAGAATGAATTGCGATTGTTTGAACGAATTATTTATGATGATTCTAAGACTGATTATACTGATTATGATGTATCAGTATGCGCTAACAAATTCATTAAAGTGGTTGTAAAGAATAAGAGTAACTTGTTTATATTTGATAGATTTATTGATCGTATTCAAAATGAAAATATTCATGAATTAAAAATCCAAGAAAACTTTAGTGAATTCATGGGTGATAATGTAATTGATGGTGAAGTTTCAATAGAAGATACGTCATCGATGCTTGATGAATATATTGATAATACTGAGACTGACTTAGATAAGACATTAATCAAACTCAATATGCGTGAATTGATGAAAGAAGCTCAAGCCGAAGAGATTACATAATGATAAAATTTGAAAAAATACGGTATAGGAATTTCTTATCAACCGGCAATGATTTTACTGAAATCAATTTACTAAAAGCTAAATCTACATTAGTAGTTGGTCATAATGGTTCAGGTAAGTCTACAATACTTGATGCGATATCCTTTGCTTTATTTGGCAAGCCACACAGATCAATTACTAAAAATCAATTAGTAAATTCTATTAATAAAAAGAATACTGAAGTTGAATGTGAATTTTCAATTGGTCGATCTAATTTTAAAATCTTAAGAGGTATTGCACCTAATAAGTTTGAAATTTGGAAAGACGGCATTATGATTAATCAATCATCACATGCAAAAGAATATCAAAAAATACTTGAAACAAATTATCTAAAACTTAATCACAAATCTTTTCACCAGGTTGTAGTATTAGGTAGTAGTAGTTTTGTTCCATTCATGCAATTACCCGGTGGCCACCGTCGAGATGTGATTGAAGATTTACTTGATATAAAAGTATTTTCAAAGATGAATAGTATTCTAAAGGAAAAATCTAGTCTATTAAGAGAACAGCTTAAAGAAAACCATTACAATATGGAAATGGCTAAAGATAGAATTGAAACACAAAAGAAATATATTAAAGATGTTACAGTTCTAACTGAACAAACTAAAAACAATAAAAAAGATAAGATCAAAGAATACCATAGTGACATCATTATATTACAAGAATCGAATAGTGAATTATCCGGTTTGATAGATGGCTCTGAAGATCTTCAAGAAAGCTTGAATAAATTTCATGACAAAAAACAAAATATCATGTCATACTTCCAACAATTTAAAACGCAAATGGGTAATATTACCAAGGACGCTAAATTCTATGAAGAGAATGCTGAATGTCCAACCTGTTCGCAAGAGATTGCTCAGGCAGTCCGTGAGGAGAAACTCCAAGGTGCTAAAAATAAGGCGAAAGAACTTAAATCAGCTATGGACCGTGCTACTGTCGAATCCACCGACATTGTCTCTAATATTGAAAGGCTCAATGATCTTATTAAAGATTTCAGAGAGAAGCAGAAAAATATACACTCTAACAATCAAGAAATCGGTAGACTACAAAGACAAATTACTGATATCGAGAATGAGCTAAATACAAATGTTACTGCTGATCTAAGAGATGCTCAAGAAGATCTTGTAAACTTAAATACGACTCGTGAAGCTTTACTTGAATCTAAGTTTGCAATGAATGAAGCTCAGCAATATAATAATATAATACTTGAAATGCTAAAAGATACAGGCATCAAAACTAAGATTATTAAGCAATATTTGCCTGTTATAAATACACTCATTAATCAATACCTACAAGTCTTAGATTTCTTTGTCCACTTTGATCTTAATGAAAGCTTTCAAGAAACTATCCGGTCAAGACATCGTGATGAATTTACGTATGATAGTTTTAGTGAAGGAGAAAAACAACGTATCGATTTAGCATTATTGTTCACTTGGAGACAAGTAGCAAAAATGAAGAATTCAGTATCAACTAACTTATTGATACTTGATGAAACTTTCGATTCAAGCTTAGATCATGAAGGAGTTGATAATTTAATGAAGATACTATATAGCCTAGACGAAGATACTAATGTGTTCGTCATCTCTCATAAAGGGGAGATCTTAGATGGCAAATTTAACGAAAAGATCGAATTCGTTAAAGATAAAAATTTCAGTAAAATGAAATAAAAGGTGTACTTTACTATGAAAGTATGGTATAATATACTATATCAAATGAGAACAGCCCACAACTTAAGGATTTTATAATGGAACTCAATGAGACTACCCTAGAAGTATTAAAGAACTTCGCATCAATTAACCCCAATTTAGTAGTTACCGCTGGTAATGAAATCAAAACAATCACTGAAGCTAAGAACGTTCTAGCCTCTGCTACGGTTGATATCGCGTTTCCACAAACGTTTGGTGTCTATAACCTACCAGAATTTCTAAGCGTTCTAAGTCTAGTTGATAAACCTAATCTTAAGTTCGAAGAAAACTTCGTAATTATTAGTGATTCAACTGGTAGATCTAAAGTGAAATACTTCTTCTCTGATATTGAAATGCTTACTTGTCCAAGTAAGTCTATTACAATGCCTGAAGCTGATGTAAAATTTACACTTGATAGCTCAACCTTATCTAGACTAAAGCGTGCTGCTTCAGCTCTTGATAATAACAAGTTTGCATTCACTCCTAAAGATGGTGCACTCGAAGTTACTGTAGCTGATCCTGCAAATGCAACATCAAATACTTTCTCCATCACTATTGATGGTGAATATAAAGAAGCAAACTTCTCGTTTGCATTCGACATTAATAACTTAAAAATTATTGATGGAGAT